CAAGTTCCTGCCGCGCGTACTGCAAACCGGTACAGCGCACGGTCAAGTCCTTGCGATTGGCAACTACTGTCCTAAGGCGGGAAGGTCTCACTAGGGAGATCTTCCTCGCGGGCGGAACTACGTGCCAATCCCTGCAGGATTGTTGGAGTGAGTGGACGGCTAGCCAGCTAGCCAAGGCCAAGGGTGAAGAAAAACGGTTACGCTTGAAAACCGCGTTGAAAGGATTTAAAACCCTTTTCGACGAACCTTGCGAGCCTTGTGACAAGAAGAATGGTGAGACCGTCAAGGCGAAGTGGGCAGCCCGAGCTCTGTTTGAGCCTCAGGTGACCTCTCCGGAGGTCCTCTCAGACGTGAAGTCTAGGGCTAGGTGGTACATGGGTACCAGGTGGTTCTGCGAAGAGAGTGTGAAGAAGCGCGCGTACGTCCCTGACCAGCAGGGCTGCGCGGAGTTGGAAAGAGGGTGTGGTGGTACTCTATCCGTGAGGCCTCCTTGGATTGGCGAGAGGGAGCCCCGAGGTCATGCATTTGACCCGCTCGGGGTCCTTCACAAGGACGTCGGATTCGATGAGATCACGGAGGGTGACGTTGACTATTGTCGCGTCGGAGTAGCTAAGAAGAAGGCGAAGATGAGGGTTGTGACGATGCAGAGTGCTAGGGCAAAGCGAATTCTCCGCCCTGTGCATGAGGCTGCATACAACCATCTCTCCAAATTCGACTGGCTGGTCCGCGGTGACGTCACCAACGACCACTTTAACACCATCAAGACCGACTTAAGGTCCGGTGAGCGCTACCGTTCTGGAGACTTTGAGGCATCCACTGACAATCTCAATAAGGATGTCGTCCTCGCTGTCGTCCAGGTGCTTGCCGAGGCGCTACCGGAAAGGCGGAAGAAGGTACTGTTAAAAACCTTCGAAGACACATGGGTGCATTGGAAGGGCGAGGTGAAGAAGATCGTTCGTGGTTCCATGATGGGGAACCTACTTTCGTTTGTCGTGCTGTGCTTGTTAAACAAGATTTGTCTTGATCGAGCACGACAAAGGATCGAAGGTTGCGGCCCCGTTTGGCGTAAGAGCCTTGTCAACGGTGACGATCTTTTCTTTGCAGGAACAGACCAGCTGTTCAGCGCGTGGTTGGAGGAGACGAAAAAGGTTGGGTTCGTTGTTAACCAATCGAAGACCATGAGTAGCCACCGGTACGGTGATTTGAATTCGACTTTGTTCGATTTCAAGTACCAGAAAGTGGTTGCTAGGTACGACTTTGGGTTCCTCGGAACAAACCTTTGGAAGCTTCCTAACGGCACGTTGGTGGATGGTGTGTTTAACCTTGTCTCCAAGTTGAGTTTTGCGACCTCAGCTTGGTTTCTAAACACCTATAGTGTCAGGCAGATCTTTGCCCGCATCCGGCCAAGCCTCTCTCTTTTCCCTAGACGTTGGTGGCAGTTTCTTGTCAAGAAACGCTGGTTCCGGACCGTGATGTCCTTGCCTGACAGCCCTGTGTGGCGTGTCGGGACCGAGCGTAAACTACCATTCGTCCAGGGACCACCTTTGCGCGATTTCTGCGAAAAATTAGAAAAAGAAATAAAAAAAGCAGAACGCGCTTGTACTCG